CAGGGACTGCTTCTTCCAGATACAGCAGCCGGAGAGGTAGAACCCTGCGGCATCAAACGCCTTTCGGAAATTCAGCCCCTCGGTATCAGCGTGGAACACATAAATGGACGCATCGTCCGCCATGACCTTCTCCATATTGGAAAAGGCATCGAAGAGAAAGTCGAAAAACTTCTCCGATGCCATATTGTCATTCTTGATTTTCCCGGCGCTACCCTCGTAGTTCACATTGTAGGGCGGGTCGGTAATGACGAGGTTCGCCTTGCGGCCGTCCATGAGGGCAGTGTAGGTTTCTTCCTTGGTACTGTCGCCGCAGATGAGTCGGTGCCGTCCCAGCGTCCAGATGTCGCCGGACTTCGTGAAGGTCGGCTTTTGCAGCTCGGCATCCACATCGAAATCGTCCTCTTTGGCTTCGATTCCATCGTCAAACAGCTTCGACAGCTCCTTTTCGTCAAAGCCGGTGAGGAGCGGGTCAAAGTCCACCGCCTGCAAGGACTCGATCTCCACACGCAGAAGCTCTTCGTCCCAGCCTGCGTCCATCGCCATGCGGTTGTCGGCAATGATGTAGGCCTTCTTCTGGGCTTCGGTGAGGTGGTCGGCAAAGACGCACGGCACCTCGGTGATGCCTTCCTCCTTGGCAGCAAGAATACGACCGTGACCGGCAATAACGCCATAGTCACGGTCGATGATGACGGGATTGATAAAACCGAACTCACGGAGCGAGGAGCGGAGCTTATTGATCTGCTCCGGGCTGTGTGTCCGGGCGTTATTAACATAGGGAACCAGCTTCGTAATGGGGACGAGCTGCATTTCGGTCGTTGTTTTCATCAGACCAGCCCCCATTCCGCAAACTTCTCAAAGCCGCCGACCGAGTGGATGTAGTTTCGGGCAATCTCCACGATTTCAGCGTAAAGCCTGCCATCCACGGTATCGTCACCAATGGCGCAGCAGAGCGTCACGGGCTTGCCGGTTTCCTGGGCTTTGAGAAAAGCATAGATGTTGACAGACACATCTGCCTTGGAGAGATCCTTGCCATGCAGACCGCCGCCGGTGACGGAGTCTGCCATATCCGAGCCGAGTTTGCGGTTGGCAGCGCCGGTGTCCACATCGGTAC